CCAACCGCAGGAAACGGTATGAACCGTTTGATGCGGGTATCCAGAAAGTCCACCGCCTTATCGAAACCACGGTGAAACAAGTGGTTCCGAAGTGAGACGGTGGAAACGATCCGCTCAGTTTGCAGCCTGTGGTCGGGGAGCATACTACGAACTCTGACTAAAGAAACATCAGAGCCATCGTAGTACTCAGCACCGCAGCTCTCTCTGAACTTCCCAGTCCAGAAAGATTTGCGGTTGTTGACCTTGAAGCCGAAAGCTTCAAGCTCCCTTCGCACAGTATGCACATAGTCTGTGGGGACAATAATATCATCCCCATAGACGCGCACTCGCCCGTAGAAAGATTCAACATCTCCACGGGTCAGTGGGCGGTTGAGCTCCCGTTCAATCGCTAGGAATATCACCGTCATGAAGACGAGAGATTCGAAGGGAAAGCAGAGAGCTGAACCCATCGACGCGAACTTGGCAAGTTCGATAACCTGAGAAGGTTTCGAATGATAGCCAGGCACGTGAGCCTTCCGACTCCTAGTGGCGTCCACCGCCTCCCGAAGGTGGGGGTGGTTACTCAATAGGAGACGTACATGCTCATTGGAGACCCTGTCCGAAGCTTCACTCAGATCGAGTGTGGCGAGGGATCCGGTAACGGAGCCCTCTCTCGCCAGCCATTGGTTTGGCTTTTGAGATTCGAACATTACGAGATTCCGCGTTTGGTCAAAGCGTGGAATCTGCTCCATCATCACCGCGAGAATCCCTTGCTGCATGTACTGCATGCAAGTGGGCTCAACGGCAATGATACGTGGGGTCTTCAACGTCTTAGGGACCAAGATCACCTTTACGGGGATCTCATTCCCAGGTTCGAGGATGTCCGCAACGTCTACCCGCTCCAACCAGGAGGGGTGTTCGCTTGGAATCAGATTTTCCCAGTGAGGGAAGACCTTATCCAACCGAACGGTCCACGTCAGATTGTTGTACTTCGCGTTGCCGCGAAGCTTATCTGCAGTGGAACCAGGCCCATGCTTCGGTCGTACGGCATTGTTGTAGATACTCGTATCTACTGCCGTGAAAAATTCCGACCAGAGCAAACGACCGACGCGTCCGAAGTCACTGAAACGATCAGCTTCAGGACCCAGGAGCGTTAAATCGGTCGCACGGACATCCTTCTCACACTCGATGTACTTCGCCAGGGCTGCATCATTCCTTTCGGATGAGCAATCCAACTGGATCTTGCCAAACATCAATGTAAATTGACGGATGGCATAGATCGCAGAATGGCTAGGATCATCGAGCAACCGACCACTGAAGCGGTCGAACACAAGGTCAAGGAAACCTCCGAGAAACTGGGGGAGACCGCCACGACGCTGGAAACCAGCGAAGTGGTCGTGACCGACGAACCCTTGGTCCAGACATTTGTCAAAGTCTGAACCGAAGTTCGTGAGGGATATCGTTAGAAACGAGATCCCCTCATGTTCGATCCGCCTCGTGACTGTTTTGAAGTCACGAGTGGTGCTTGTGCGGCATCGTGTGCCCAAATCTTCGAGCACACACTGCAGGAACGCGATCAGGCTTTTCAAGTCCCCTCCATTCCTATGGGGGTGGGCTTCCTCAGCCATGTCCGTTCCATTCCGGGACAAGTCCCGGAACGCTCGCTCTAGGGGAGGACTCTCAGTTCTCCCCACCCAGCAACTGGGTGACCCTCGCTCCCGAAGAGGCTGTCAGGTATGCCGTAAAGGCGTCCACGAGAGCCTTCTGCTCGGTAACCGTGTACCCGTTCACAGGCACGTCCACAACCATGTAAACACTCATGGAGTTGCGGACATTCTGTGTCGGGATAAGCGGATCGGCAGAAACC